AAGGCATGATTGAGTTCATGACATCTTCATTTGTTCGTGGGTTGACTTTTGACAACGCAATCATCTTAGTTGATGAGTGTCAGTCTATGACATATCACGAACTAGACACAATCATTACACGTGTTGGGGAATCGTCAAGGATTATCTTCTGTGGGGACACAGCACAAGATGACCTAGCGACAAACCGTAACAGGGCAGACATTTCTGGCTTGGGTGATTTCATTAATGTCCTAAATAATATTCCATCATTCAAGACAGTTAAGTTTACAGTGGATGACATTGTTCGCTCTGGCTTGGTTAGAGAATATATCATCGCTAAAGAAAGAGTATTGGAAGCCGCATAATGCCAGAAGCCGCTAGAGGAGATGCAACAGAAACTGTGAATACAGTTCATGTAGCAACAGGAGATGCAAACACAAACGACAGTTCGTTTTGTGATGTTGCACCCATCATCACCTCAACAAATGTATGTAGCGGCAAGGTTTTCGCACAAGGTATCGGTATCGTTCGAAAGGATGATGCCGTTACTGGCCACCCAGAAGGTGGTACTTGTGACTTGCACACGCCAGGATTAACTGTTGGTAGTGGAAAGGTTTTCATAGAAACTAAAGGTGCGGGTCGCAAAGGTGATGTGTATGATTGCAGTGCAGAGATCACAAGTGGATCAGCAAAAGTATTTTTAGGTGGATAAATAGTTTTTTCTGTGTTATAATACAGAATCAATAGAAAGTTATATTATGTTTAATCATGTGAAGCACGACGTAGTGTTACCTACGTTGACTAGAAAAACTACTGACAAAGGACGTAAGTATTTTACGCCCGAAGGTAACGCATACCCATCAATTACTACAGTTTTAGGTATTCTTAGCAAACAAGGTATACTGGAATGGCGTAAGAAAGTTGGCGAAGAAGAAGCCAACAAGATATCCAGACAGGCATCAGTAAGAGGTACAGCAGTCCACAAATTGGCTGAGGACTATCTCAACAACGATCCAGACTGGAAGGAAGGCGCTATGCCAACCAACCTATTCTCATTCGAAGACATTAAGAAAATTATGGATAAGCGTCTGGATAACATCTGGATGCAAGAGGTATTCTTGTATAGTGATCGTTTGAAGACTGCTGGACAGGTTGACTGTATTGCAGAGTTCGATGGGCAGTTGTCCATTATTGATTTTAAGACATCTCGCAAACCAAAGAAAGAAGAATGGATTACAAGCTACTTCATTCAAGCCGCTTTCTATGCCGCCGCTTTCTATGAGAGAACAGGCATACCTATCAAACAAGGCGTAATTCTAATCACTGTAGACCATAATGAGCCACAGGTTTTCAAGATAAATACATTTGATTATTTACAACACTTTTTAGATGTACGTAAGAAATATAAAGAAATTTACAAAACGTAGGAGATAATTATGAGACAGAAAATGCTAGACGCTATGCGTTCACACGCACAAGGACACATCGATAAACACAAAATGAACGTAGAAGTATATCTGGCAAACCCAGCAGGGATCGGTGAACACTCTGATGTATTTGAAGCCATGGAGATGGAAATTTTGGAAATGGCTAAGTACGAAGATGTTCTTGATATGTTAGATAAACATTTTTCGTAATGAGGGTTGACATGGGTTTGTTTTGATTCTACAAGTAATATGTAATCAAAACGAAAGAGAGAATATCATGACTGCTTTTACCAATGAGAACCTTAGCTACCACGGTGGCTACTTGATGTTTACTGGCTCTTACGAGGGTCAACCAACTTATGAAGATAAGCCAGGTATTCACCCTTCGAATATTGGACGTGGCATTGACTTGTTCCTATCTCGTTTTAAGTATAGCGGCACTCCTTTCACAAAAGCAAAGTTTGTTAAAGAGTTGAAGAAAAACTGGACGGTAGAAGAATATGCCGCCAAACGTGCCGAAGGTTTGACACCTCACGCAATCGTAGAAGGTAAAAATCCACAGTGGTCTATCGACATCATCGCTAAGTGGAAAGCTAAGAAAGGAATGTAATGCGTTACATCATCATCGACCCAGACGAAGGAATTTTTCTGGGTACGAAAAAAGATGAAGAAATGGGTGGGATGGGAATGTTGTTCTCGTCTCACAATTTTTTATTCATCACTAGAGCAACTTGTTGGAATACTAGGGAAGAAGCCACGTCTTACATGTACAGACACATTAAACGCCATTTGGAACATTGTTTCGTGGCAGAGATCGATGGCGACTCCAAAGAACAGTTCGTTACCATTCCAGAGATATGCAAGTCTGGTTTTGGTAGTTATGCTTGGGAGATGATAGATGTCATGCACACACCAAGTGAATTATATCATTAAAAGTGTTGACAAGGGTTTGTTTTGATTCTATAAAGTAATAGTAAAGAGAATCAAGAGAAAGAGAAAACAATGATTAATTATGTTTCAGCAGACGAAGGCGGTCTTATCTTCACAATCGAAGCCAATGAAGGCGAAATCATGAAAAGAGCCGACACTGTAGAAGATGGTGTTCATTTGGTTAATCAATACGGTGTTGATAATTCAGAATTGTATTTCTCTTCTACAATGGACTTTGCAACTGAAGAAGACTTTGAGACAGACATGTGCGCTAAAATCATGTTCGAAGATATTATTTCTCAATCTCAGCATTATACAGTTGACAATGCCTAAAACTGTGTTACAATAATATATGTAATCAAAACAAACTTCCAAACCTTGAAAGGGTTTACAACATGGCACACGAACTTGAAATGATTAATGGCGAAGCTCAAATGGCATATCGCGCAAGCAACGGTCTTCCTTGGCACGGTCTGGGAACACCAGTCGGTGATGACATGTCTCCACAAGAGATGATGGAAGCCGCTAATCTCAATTGGGGTGTAGAGAAGGTTGACACCTACTTCCGCTTCAAAGGTGACAACATTGCCACTGGTCAACAAGCACTAGTACGTGAAACTGACGGTAAGGTTCTGACGCAAGTTGGCAAGAATTGGAACCCTGTGCAAAACTCAGAAGCTTTTGACTTCTTTACAGAGTTTGTATCGAATGGTGACATGGCTATGGATACTGCGGGTTCTCTTAAAGGTGGACAGATCGTATGGGCTATGGCTGATGTGCGTGATGGTTTCTCACTCTTTGGCGGAGATGAAGTAAAAGGTTACTTGCTATTTTCAAACCCACACCAATATGGCAAAGCAATCGACATCAAGTTTGTAATGGAACGTGTTGTTTGCAATAACACTTTGGCCGTAGCACTCAATGAAGTAGGTCAACCATCTGTTCGTGTTAACCACCGTTCAGTGTTTAATCCAGAAAGTGTTAAAGAAATCCTTGGTGTTTCTCACAACAAAGTAGAGCAATTCAAAGAAGCCGCCGAATTCCTTGGCTCACGCAACTACAAGCGTGAAACTCTTGAGAAGTTCTTTGGCAAAATCTTTGGAGAGTCTACTCGCGAAGATCAAACACTTTCAACTACCGCACGTCGAGCAATGGAAGTTACTGAAAATCAACCGGGAGACAACTTCCGTCCAGGTACATGGTGGAATGCTTATAATGCAGTGACATACATGGCTGATCACGAGCTAGGACGTTCTGCTGATACTCGCATGACTTCTGCTTGGTTTGGCAATAACGCAAACCGCAAAGTTAAAGCTCTTGACTTGGCACTGGAAATGGCTGATGCATCTTAAGGTAACAGATGTAATATTAATGGGGGTAGCCTTAGGGCTACTTCTAATTTGGATCGACCCCTTAACTTTAATTCGTGGAATATAATAATGAAGTACACTTTAGCCTTTATCGCCTCTCATTTAATTGGAACCATAGCTTTTCAAAATACTGGTGATACAACATTCCTCTACTTAAATTTGGCAGTGATGTCATATGCACTATTTCAATTCATAAAGGTGTGTGTCTTAGTGTTAAGTCCTAATTGGGATGTTGAGTTGGCTTATGCTACAGAAATTCCATACAGTTGGAAGCTTTTGCATAACGCAACACAATTACTTTCTGTTTACATGTTCTACACAGTAGGATGGGAGTTTATTGCAGGTTTCTCTGCCCTATACTTCCTTGTTACTACACTTTCAATTCTCATCACCATTTCAGATATTGATTTGAGTGGTGACAGCGACGGAGAGGACGAATGAAGATACTTATTATGGGTCTGCCAGGGAGTGGCAAGAGTACCCTAGCCAAGCCCCTAGCAAGCCTCTTAGGCGGTGTGTGGCTAAATGCCGATGCAGTACGCGAACGCTATGACGATTGGGACTTCACACCAGAGGGAAGAAAACGCCAAGCGTTTAGAATGAAGATGCTTTCTGATGGTGTAATCGCTGCTGGTAAGGTTGCTGTTGCCGACTTTGTATGCCCCACAGAACATACACGCCAAGAGTTTAGCGCAGACTTTACAGTCTGGATGGACACTATTTCACGAGGTAGATTTGAAGACACGAATAATATTTTTGAACCACCTGAGAAATTGGACTATCATGTAGAAAAATGGTTTACTAATACTCCAGATGTCTTGCATAGAGTAGTGCAACGGTATGTGGCAATTAACGATGGAAAAAATGGGAAGGAGAACTGTAATGGTTGACGCAATTAAACAAAACTTCGAAAGATTTGATGGTGAAAACCCACATGTGTTTGAAGCATTCAAAAAGTTCGCAACGCAAGTTAAAGATACTGGAAAAAATAGCTACTCTGCTAAATCAATTTTTGAGCGTATGCGTTGGCACTCAGAAATTGAAACAGTGGGGGAATCTTTTAAGTTGAGTAATAACTATACGGCGCACTACGCAAGAAAACTGATGTCTGAATGTTCAGAGTTTGAGGGTTTCTTCAAAACAAAGGAGCTTAGAGCTTAATGTTTGATTACAAGAAACCTACAGTACAAATGCTAGGACGTTGGCAACCTTGGCATGATGGTCACACAGAGCTATTTAAGAAGGCTCACGCTATCACTGGTCAAGTTGTTATCATGGTACGTGACGTATTTAACTTCGATGGTGATGCTGGCGCTGGGCGTACTGCTGAACAAGATGACAACCCATTTGGGATGATTGACGTCATTGCTAACATCGAAAAAGGATTAGCTGAGCATGGATTTAGAAATGGATATGAATATCTTATTCTTGAGGTTCCTAACATCGTCGATATTAGCTATGGACGTGGTGTAGGATATACATTCACAGAACATGACCTTGGGAAAGAGGTTCATGATATTTCGGCAACTAAAATCAGAAACAAAATGAGAGAAGAAGGGAAATTATAATGGCAAATCATGTGAACTTTTCGGTGAACTTTGAACAAATCAATGAAGCCGCAACAACAAAACTAAAAGAGCTATATACTCGTATTCGTGACGAAAAGGGTAGCCACCAGTGGTTCAGTGACATGTTCGTTGAAGGTGACTTGACTTACGAAGAAACGAGTAAGTATGAATGGACCACCCAAAATATTGGACCTAAGTGGTGTTATTTCGAAGAATTTGATGAAACCTCTATGTTTGGGACGAGCGCATGGTGCTACCCAGAAGAAGGTATTACTAAACTTTTGGAAATCCTAGAAGAATTCGATCCAGACATCATCACTTCTGTTACATACGAAGATGAATGTCCTAACTTTGCTGGTTGTGCTATTTTCGAGGGTTCCGTGCAAGTTGATGGTCTTGAAGATGATTGCGATGAAATCCGTGAATATGTAATCCAAGACTCTGAAGTTCTGAATGAGGATTCTTGGAATGCAGATGAAGAAGAATGGGTAGATGATGAGGCCGAAGAAACATTCCAACAAGAAATTTGGGAGACCATCAATGGGCGTATGATAGCCATCATTAACCGCACCGTGGAAGAGTACAAAGATTATCAAGCCAGTCGAGAATAAAGGGGGTTGACGCCATACGAATCATAAGCTATACAGTATAGGTAACAACAAGAAAGAGATCGTCATGCACAAGAAAAACAGTTATTTCTTTGAGTCGAAAGAAGAAGCGCAAAAGTATATGGAAGGGTTTAATATGCCAAATACTGGAAGCCCTGATCGTGATACATATGTAAACGGTCCTTTCGCCCACGACAGTGGACATGATGAAGGCGATCCACAACGTCAAGTTGGGTTTTCTGTTGACGTTGAAATCTATAAGTAGGGGGATAATGTCTTTAGAATCATTCTTCCAAGAGGAAGAGAACCCAAAATGGGGTGGGTCTGTTGAGATGCAGACCCACCTTCGCATCAAACTTTGCGTAGCCGCTTATGCTTATGAGGTAGAAAACTCTGAGATAATGACGGACTCCGAATTTGACAAGAAATGTTTGGAAGTCGATACATCTATAGATACTGGTTACGAGGTAATGGATAGGTTCTTTCGAGAACAATTCGATCCTTCGACTGGGCAATGGATACATCGACATCCAGAACTAGATAAGGTCAAGCAGACCTACAACAAATACTACAAACTTAAACCCAAATAAGGAACTTATATTATGAATAATGGTACAACTGAAAACCTTTTGAGCGCAGACGCACCACAAGAGGTTTATTCCGTAACTGCTGATGAACTTCGATCTTTCATTGAGCGTGTAGAAACTCTGAATGAAGAGAAAGCCGCAATCTCAGAAAGCACAAAAGAAGTAATGTCAGAAGCCAAAGGTCGTGGTTATGACGTCAAAGTCATTCGTAAGATCGTAGCAATCCGTAAGCGCAATCGTGATGACATTGATACAGAAAACGCCCTAACTGAAATGTACATGGAAGCACTAGGGATGTAAATCTTACAGAATAACACATAAATAGAGGGGCGTCAAGCCCCTTTATTGCTATGGAGAATATAATGAGAAGCCAATATGAGATAGTAGTTCCATACCAACAACAACAAGAGTCTAATGAACCTATGTTCAATTCTATAGAAGATGGTCATAGATATGCGATGTTTGTAAAAGGTAACGACCACTTGATTGATGGTAGGACATATTGTTTTGAAGACGAAGACGGCAACTATGTTAGCACGTTCGTAAGTCAGTATTCTGATATAATTGGGAAGAACTTAGAACCACGTGTGAAAGATGGTGTACTTGCTCTGCATGATAAAGGCTATCTAACCTTTACCAGTTGCCAAGGTCATGATGATTCAAAACATCGTTATATTGGTGTATTATTCAACACAAATAAACAGAAGCAAGAATTTGTTTCTGAAATGAATAGTCTGAGTTGTGACATATATTGGTACGATAATGTTATTAATACGGTAGAAAGACCGTGTGAAGAAGTTCCTTGGTGGTCAGATGGTGGCGTTACCTTACACATTGTATATGATGATAATTCTTATTGCGAAGCACCGCAACAACGCAGAAGGCAAAAACCATATACCGATCTACATTTGACAAAGTTCTGGAATATACAAACTTGTAGAAACTATCAACACTACGAATGTATTGTTTTTTCTTTTGGGCATCCTATGGCTGAGAACTCATTCTGGCAAAGAATTCACAAGTATTTCTTCTACAACCAACAAAAGGTTGAAGATGCATACGATGACTTCGTTAACAAAGCTGATAGATTAAAAGATTACTTAGCTTAATCTTCTATGTCGTGGAGCCAAGTTGTTCTGTTTTTCCAAACTTCTTCAAACTCTTCTTGACAATTTGTCAACCGTTCGTGGTTGCCCCATAGCCTTTTAAAGTAACTACCATATACTACACGCATTTCATGTAAGCTATATCCAGTAGGAAATAAGTGTCCTTTAACTGCATAGAAAACTTCATTTATCTTCTTGAGTTCTTTTAAGTCCATTGAAACCCCCTTATAAACAAAAAAAGGGAAGCCCGAAAGCTTCCCTTAAAGTTTGTATCGTTAACCGATATCTTATTCTTAGAACAAATTCGTTACGTTAACACGACGGTAGTATTCGTTAGTATTGACTGTAAGTGCGCCATTACCTTGAGTAGCACCTTGAGCATATGGGTTTGAAACCATGCCGTAGCGAGTCTTAAAGCCGATTTTTGGCTGGAAGCTGTTTTCACCAACTGCACGAACCATTTGCAACGGTACGTATGGGCAATAGAATAGACCTGCATCGAAAGATGAAGAACCTTTATAGCCTACTACGAGGTAGTTAGAACCAGCATATGGATCGATATACACTTTGTAACGTCCGTTAAGAACACCAGCAAACGTGTTGCCTGTGTCATCTACGTTCAAAGAGTTGCTGTTAAGCGCTGGAGTGTAATCTAGTACACCTGCCATTTGAAGTGCGGATGCAACATCAGATGAACAGATAACCATGTTACCTTTGCCACGTCTTGTGCCTTTAGCAATAGCGTTAGCTTCTTGCTCGATTTGGAACATAAGACCTTTGAACTTCTCAACTGACCAACGACCATTTGCGTCTACGTCAAGATCGAAAGTACCTGCTACTGCGGTTGCAGTTGCACCTGCTTTAGCGTTTGTGTAGATTGTACGAACCAATTCGCGGTTGATTTCCACTAGGATTTCAGACTGCAAAATGTTAGCCAATTCTGTTTCAGCATCCAAACCGTGGACAGCTTTCAAGTCTTGTGCTAGTTCAGTTGTGTACTCTGCTTTCAAAGCACGAGATTTTGCCGCAACAGTAACTTTTTCAATTGAGAAAGCCATTTCAGCGAAATCTGTACCGTTACCGTCGCCAAGAGCTTCAGCTTCAGTTGTACCCATACCAGTACCAGTTGTTTCAGAACCTGCACCCAATGCGTTAGCATGTGTACCTGCACCTGAGAAGTCAGTGTCTGCTTCGTTGTAGAACACTTCGCCACCAGCTTGGCTAGTTACGCGAGAGCGCATTGCAAAGATCAAGCCTGTTGGACCTGTCATTGGCTGAACACCAGCAATATCGTATGCGATTAGGTTTGGCATCGCACGACGTACTAGTGAAATAAGAACAGGGTCATAGCCTGCTGTTGGACCAGCCGCTGTGGATGAACCGCCGAAGCCGCCTGTACCCGCATCGTTAGCCGCAGTTTCTGCTAGGAAACCAGACATGTTAGCAGACGTATCGCCTGATTCCATGAGTGCTTTCTCTGTGTTTTCAAGAATTGTAGCTGTTACGCTTTTCTTGTGGTTGTCTGTAATTGGTGCGAAAGATGTGTGTTCCAAAACTGGACCCCATTTTTCTACCAGTTGCTGATAGTTTGACTGAGTCATATGATTCTATCTCCTTGTTTGTATTGTCTGAGTTTATTTATAAAAATTAGATTTTCATCTGGGGTTGATTAGCGTTTTGTTGGCATCCTGTTGAAGCCCTCAAGAAGTGCGTTGATATTACTGTATTCAGATACTGGCTGTTTAACAGCAGTGTCTTCTACAATGATTTCTACTTCTTCTGAAACTTCTTCTGCCAAAGGCTTACTTTTCGCAAAGAAAGATTCTTTAAGTGTTGTAAGATCAGTTTTGTAGGCATCGATATCATCGAATGCTAGTTTTTCTGAAAGAACCTTTAGGCGCTCAACTTGTGTAAGTGTAAGACCTTCAGTCATTTCTTCAAATGCCGCGTCTGCTTTCAATGAAGCGATCTCTTTTGCAAGAGTTACGTTTTCAGTAATTGCTTTATTCGCGTCAGATTTAAGACCTTCAACTTCTTCTTCCAAGCCTTTTACTACGTCAACAGTATCTTCGTTGATTTCGATATTATGCTCTTCGAACAATGTTGCAAGTCCATCCATCAATGATTCAGCCATCTCTACTTTAATACCAGCTTCGACTGCCACTTCATTCTCGTTCATCCACTCTTCTACAACGTAGTCAAGGTATGAATCAAGATTTTCTACAACGTTATCAATTGATGCGTCAGATGCTTCTTTCATAGAAATTGCAAGAGCTTCTGTTTTTTCTGCAATAATAGCGTCTGATCTTTTGATAGATGCTTCGTTTACAGCCGCTTCAAATACTACAGTAACTTTGCTTGTAAAATCTTCAGACAAATCCATGCCTTCAAACATAGCCGCAATGCTAGATTCGTATTCGATAACTTCTTCCGCAACAACTTCAGCTTCTTCCGATGCTTCTTCTGCTACTGGTGCAGGTGCTACTTTTTCAGCTTTTGGATCAACTGATTTTTTCACGTCTGCTTTCTTCTTTTTTGCTGTGCCGCCCTCTGGTGTTGTTGGGTCTTCAACTGTTGAAACCCCATCATCAGATACGAACTTTTCTTCTAGGTCGTTAGACATATGTTCTACTCCTTTATTTGGATACTTATATTACTATTATTTATAATTTTGTTACTTTTCATTTTTTCAGAGACTGAACAAAACGCTCAAACAACTGTCTAGCTGTAGATTCATCAACACGACGAACAATACGTTTTACTTCTTTCTCTACCACTTGCTGAATTTCCTCAATTACCTGTTCAATTGGTTGTTGGGCGATCCAATTGCCAGAACCAATATCGAAATAATATTCAGCGTTTTCCATAATACCATTAACAAAACAATTAGGACCTGATGGGTCTGTCACAATGTCAACTGTTGCTAGGTGAAAGTCATTTTGAACTTCCATGATCCCATCTTTAGTTGGTTTCACTGATCCTAAACCACGAGTAGACACACCAATTGTGACCCCCTCATCCATGAAAGTTTTGACGATTTCGCCCATTGGAGTACCAAGAATTTTGGCTTTACCAATGAAGTTCGAACCCTCACGTCTCATGTCGGTAATTAGATGAGAAACACGATCACCATTGATGGTTGGACCATCAGGATGTCCTAGTTCCCCTAAAGCACGTTTGGTATCAATAAAGTCTTTATTGTAACGTACCATTTCACTTTCAAGTATCTGTGCAGGATAGATGCGACCATTACGGTTTTTGATATCACCTTGCATGAAGATACCTTCGACGAAATAGGATTTCTTTCCTGTTTCTTCGTTAATTTCGGTTGCTACGTTGCAATCCTCTACTACTTCTGTAATTAATCTCATATTTCTATTCCCTTAAAAACTTATTTATATCTTTGCGTCATAATAATTCTTAGATAATTCACCACGTTCTGTGGTTGAACCTTTCTTTCGAACCTTAACATACGTCAATTGAGCATTTCCGCCTGTAGGTGTGAATGTTCTCACCCCAGCAGCAGTCGTGCCATTGGCATCTGCATATGTATCAGCCGCAAGAGCGGCGTTGTCATATTCCCAAATGCAGGTATTAGCCACATTTTCTGACCCAAGAACATCTACCCAAGCCATTACTCGTGACTATCCCTAGCGAACCCAAGAATTTCAACATAACCTTTTTTATTCTGCATAGCAGTGTCTGTCATCTTCTTGACATTTGGCTTACTAAGTTGCTTCATAAGATCATTCAACATCATTGCATCATCTTTTTTAACCATTACTTGCTTGCCATCTTTTAACTTAAGACCACCAGCTTTAAACGCTTCATCAAGTTCAACAGCCTCATCCAAGTCTTCTTTATACATGTTCAACTCATAGCTTTTGCCAGTGTTGTATACTTGTACTTGAATAGCTTTTTTACCGCTTTTGTCTGTAAGGCGATAAGAGTTTGTTTTACCTGTACTTGGCTTTTTAGGTCCTGTTGCAACCTTGTCATCAATCTCTGATGGGTCAACAATAACACCAAGATTTTTCTTAGCGTGGTCATATGCTGTTTTCATAGCACCTGAGAAATCTTTGTGGTAAAGAGGGTATTTGTCATTCTTACCTTCGTTGCGCATACGTGGCTCACGACGATTATCACTTGGCTTTTCCATGCGTAAGTTTGCAGGGTCATTGTTCATTGGGTCATTATCCGCATGTCCAACATCCATACCATCAACGTCATTCTCTTTAGCCATAATTCTACGTGCTTTGTTTCTTGAAGAACGGTTTGCAATTTGCTCTGGTTTGCTATGGTAATTAGCATACTCTTTAGCGTAGTTGCGTTCGTCAAGTTCAACTTCTTCTTTCAAAGGAGAGCCGATCATGAAACTAGCTTGCTTGTCACCAACTGCTTTTTTCAGCTTAACGATCTTTAGAGTGTTCTTGTCTTTAACTGACATAGGTGGACGTTCAGCGGAAGTCCTAGATTGTTT